CTTTCAACAAGCTTACGTCATCTCCAAGTATACCGGACTTATTGAGAATGCCTACCGAGTGACCCAAAAATCTGATCGTTCCACGAAAGATGAGGTTAAGAAGCAAGGTGTCCAGTGGAGGATTCTTTTAAACCCGGACATTAAAGCTGGCTCTATTGTTAAACTAGAAGACACCCTGATTCAAGGTTGGTACAGAGTTGATAGTCTCAGGCACTTTGGTGGATTTAGGGATAACGACTGGTTTACGGAAGTCCAAGCATCAGCTATTGAGAAGGTGGTGAAGAGTGAATAAAGACACCCTACAAGAGCTTTTAAACCTGTCAGGGGACACGTTAGTTAATAATCTATATACGGCTATTCCGTGTATCGTGCTTGGTGTAATAGACAATCTCAACGGATGTATGGTTAATATCCAACCAACTATCAACCAAAAGATGAAAGATGGCACCGTAAAAGAGCGTCAACCAATTCTAGGCGTTCCGGTTGTTTTTCCATGCAGTAGAACATCAGCCTTCACATTCCCAATTGAAGCAGGGGACACGGGTCTTGCGGTGTTCTCAATGCGCAGTCTGGATGCTTGGAAGAGCGGTCAAGGGATGCCCTCTGCCCCTCTAAACTATGCAAAGTTTGATAAAGGCGATGCTATTTTCATCCCCGGTTTACAACCATCTCTTGTCTCGATTAACAACCCCTCTTCTCGCTTTTGGCCTCACAACACAAAAGACGCTGTAGTCGCTCATAATATCGGAACAGCTAATGAAGTTGAAATGAGGATGACTCCTGAAGGTAATTTTCTTATTAAGACCAGTGCTGACGTACAAGTTCAGGCGGAGAATGTTGCGGTCACTGCATCTTATATGTCGGTAGAGGTGGCTGATACAGAGTGGGTTGGTAATATTACACACGCAGGAATCTTGAATTCCAACGGGATTGTTTTCGATAGCCATGTACACACTGGTGTGCAATCCGGGCCGAGTACAACAGGAGGTCCGCAATAATGGATTTTAAATTAGATTATCAAACTGGTGATATTATCTGGAAGAATGGCCCCCTAACTAAAGCCGATGTAACTCAACCGTTCACTGAAAATGTTCAGCAACGTCTGTTCATAATGCTCAGAACGTTCATGGGCGAGTGGTTCATGGATACGGAGCACGGTATTCCCTACTTCCAGAGAATTCTTGGTAGAAAAACACCCAAAGCTGCCGTAGATAGAATTTTCCAAGAAAAGATACTCGCAGAGCAAGGTGTTGCAGAGATTGTAAGTTTTACATCATCGCTGGTAAATCGTGAATACTCTTTTGTTGCACAGATTAGATGCGAGAGTGGGGAAGTTTTTACCCTAGAGATTAATAATTTAGGAGATTAAAATATGACAGGTATCACACCTGAAGGCTTGGTGATTAAACGCCTGTCTGAAGTTCTCTCTGATAAAAGAGCACAAGCTGTACAGCTATTTCAAGAGAACTAAAAATCATGCTCTTATCTGAATATTACTCAAATAGTAAATACGCAGAAAACGGCAGACAGTATGAGATAGTGGAATTTGGTAAGAATCAGCGATCATATTTTAAAATACGTTGTATTGTATGTGGCGAAGAGTCGCATGTAACCGCCGCCAGCGTCTTATCTGGAAGAAAACCCTGCCTTTGCAGTAATAAGTCTAACACCACACCTGAAAGAAAATTGGCAAAACTGCTGGTGGAATGTCAAAAGAATCATGTAGAGATTTTAGACTTACGGATAGGAAAAGCGAAAGACCCTATTCCGTGCAGGTGCAAGCTTTGCGGGTATTCGTGGGATTCGTTTTTTAATTCTTTATACTACAAAAGTTCCGGCTGCCCTAAGTGTAACAACTCTATTCGATTGACTGAGCTAGAGTTGTTGGATCAGCTCAATAAAAGTATCTCAGATAGGAAGTTAAATCTAGTTAAATTACACTTCACTTCCTCGGGATTCACTGGGGATTGCCGAGTAGATATGTTTTGTAAAGAATGTCGTAGCACATGGCAAACCTCCGTTATGTCTATAAAATACGGCAGAGGTTGTCCCGACTGTGCTAAGTACGGTTATAAGAAAACTGAGCCAGCCACATTATATCTTCTACGGATTATCAATGATGATATTTTGATAGGCTACAAGTTCGGATTAACTTCCAACTTAACAAATAGGCTTTATCAGCATAATAAACTATGCAAACACCTCGGCATCACCTTTGAACTCTCCGAGTTGTGGGAATACGGCTGTGGGAATATCGCTTTCGAGCACGAGAAAGTATTAAAGCAACATTTTCCACGAGTTTTTGATCGTCGGTCTTTGCCTAGTGGTAGCACTGAAGCCATCCTACCTCAGCAGCTTGGGGAACTTCTAGACCTTCAAAGAGTACAATATGAGGAGTATTTAAATGGCGGGATTAACCCCTGAAGGTCTTGTAATAAAAAGACTGACAGATATTTTAAGTGATAATCGACAGCGAGCAGTCCAATTATTTCAGGATTTAGTGAGCGTCGGCGATGTTGTAGACACATCCTATAGCTCGGCACTTGGTAGACTTATCGCTTTGGCTGCTCCGGGCGAAGCTGATCTTTGGGAGGCTGTACAAGAAGTATACTCGGCTTTTGATCCAAACTCAGCAACAGGCATTGCTCTTGATAATCTTGTAGCTCTTGGTGGAATCACCAGATTCTCTAACACCTACACTACAGCACAAGCTATTTTCACAGGTAATAACGGTACTCTTATTCCTGCTGGAAGCGTTGTTTCTAGTGACACAACTGGACAAAGCTTTAATGTTGTGGTAAGTGTAGCATTATCGCCTTCTCTCGCTTCTGGTGTCACTATTACAGTACCAACTGTTGCAAGCAGTACATTATACACCATCACTTACTCTCGGATTACCAGTTCAAACACTGTCAGCTACACAAGTGGTGTTGGTGCTACAGCAGCAAGCATTCTTGCAGGACTTAAAGCAGATATTGATGCTAATCATCCTCAATTGATTGCTACTGTTGTTGGAACGACTCTGGAAATTGATCTTGACGATATTTTCCAAGTAACCTCTTTTAGCACTTCAGCTAATCTTGGTATCACTAAGGTTGATAAGATTGGTGATTTGATTGCTCAAGAATATGGTCCGATTGAGCAAGCTCCGAATACAATCACTTCTATTTCTACTCCTGTTCTTGGCTGGGATAGTGTAAACAACCCGATCAGTGCTGTAGCAGGCAGGTATGTTGAGACAGATGAAGAGCTTCGTGAACGTTTCCGTGTAAGTAAGTTTGAACGTGCCTCCAACATTCTTGAAGCATTGTACTCTGCTCTCATCAATCTTGACACTGTAGAGCAAGTGGTTATCTACGAGAACGATACTGATGTAACGGATGCTAATGGTATCCCTGCTCACAGTTTTATGCCGATTGTTCTTGGTGGTATTTCCACGAACATTGCACAAAGTATTTGGGAGAATAAGCCGCTTGGTATTCGTAGTTATGGTAACACTTCTGTAACGATCTACGACAGTCAAGGCTTTCCACACGATATTGGTTTTGAGCGTCCAAATCCTGTCACCATTTATATTGACTTGGATATTACCACCAACTCGGAATTTCCTCAAGATGGTGAGCAAGCAATTAAAGATGCAATTGCTGCATACATGGAAGCACAGTTTGGTATTGGTGAAGATGTTGTTTACAGCCGTCTCTATACGCCCATCAACTCCATTCCCGGACACCAAGTAAATAGCCTAACTATTGGTACGTCTCCAAATCCGACCGGGGTCAGTAATATTCCCATCGCTTTCAATGAATTGTTTTCTCTTGATCCGAATAACATCGTAATCACTGTATCTTAAGGAGGGTGCTGATGGCTGTAAATAAGTTTGACACAGTAGTACCCTACCTAGAAGAAGCCCGTAATCGCGTAACCTACGCTTTCACCGACAAGCCCATCTTCGACAAGTATTTACAGTTATTGATTCTTGGTCAAGTTGAGATTCAAGAAGCTTTAA